CAGTTAATAGCACCCAAGCCTTCACTGTACCCTGATTGATGGTACTCATAGCAGTAGAGTTATTACTACTTGCATCTGTTAATGTGTTTACTCTTAATATACTAGCCATTATGCGAGGTCTCCTAATACTGTTGCATGAACAGTTCTTGAATCATTATTTGTAGTGTGAGCAGAACAAGTAAAAAATTCTGATTGAGATGTATTTGCTACACCCCCTGTATCAGCACCTCCAAACATACCATTAAAACTTGATGTATGATTACAATTTAAAATGTGAGTATAATTGACATTGCCCATGATGTTGGTAAAGACAACTCTATAATGACCTGTTCCTGCATCAACTATACTACTACTATTAAAACTATCTCTGGTTGCTATTGTTCCTGTACCATTAAAGTTTATAAAAACTTTATCTAACCCTTGTTGTAGATTAGTTGTTGTACTATTGCCTTCACCTGTAACAAGTATAGACCCTGCTGTGGTTACACCTGTAAATTTATCTACTTTAAGTTCACTTGCCATTATGCTAGGTCTCCGTGTACTATTATATGAACTGGGTCTTGGTCAACGCTTGAACCAGCATGGTGCATCATTTGAAAGGCATCTCCAGTTGTTGCTTGTGCTGTTCCAGTTGAAGTTACAAAAGAAAAAAAGTTACTTTCTACAGAACCAATAACACTTCCTGCAATCGGATGTTTAGCAGTTCCTAGATTAGATGAGTATGTATGAGAATAATCACCAGTTCCTTCATCTGTTATACCACCTATGTTAAAACTATCAACTATTCCTACAGTTCCAGTTCCATCCATAGTAAACCATGCCTTTGCCAACCCTTGCACAGTATTCATTGTAGCACTACCACCTTCAGCCACAGTAACAGAAGTGTTTGCTATCTTTACATTCGTGCCACCTGACCCTGCTTTATCTACAATGGTATCTACATTTAATTGACTTGTCATACGATACTCCAATATCCATTAACAGTAACTGTTGCTGACTGTGTTATAGGACCACCTGATACACCATTCTCATCACTATCTATTGTAATGTCTGCACTGATTGTCTGTCCGTTTAATCTGATGATTGAGTTGTTGCCTTTGAATGGATATCTGTTATCTGATTCAGTCTTGGTGTATGTCTCGTTGACCGAAAATACATCATATACAACCATCTCTACTATGTCATTTAGTGATGCACCTTGTACAAGTACGACAGTTGTGCCTGTAGTTGCAGTGTAGTCATCTCCTGGAACAAGCAATATACCATTCTGATATACGTCTAAGTACAAACTATCTGTGTAGGTAAGTGTCAATGAGTTTGCATCAGAACCACTGAAGCTAGTCTGCCCTGCAGTTGCTTGATATTGAAATCTGTTTCGTACTCCGTTTTGTGGACTCTTGCCTATGTATGCCATTGTTTAACCTTTCGGATATTTGTCTTTTACTGCTTTGATTGTTGTTTTCCAACCATCAATGCCATTGTGATATAAATCATCTAATTGGTCTGCTATAGATGGATATTCAGATGCTCTTTTTCTTTGATATTCTTTAGCATCATAGTCAGCTTGTAGTCGTGTGATTTCTGCTGTAATTAAATCTTCGTCTAATACAACTTTATTGCCTTTCTCATCAGTAGCATTTGTATCGCCAACAATGCTTACAACAGTTTTGTGTGTGTTTCTAATTGCTAAATGTCTCATCCAGCTATCTCCATAGCAGTTATAATTGCCATTCCACCATTTGCATCATAATGTGATGTTCCAGCAGAAGAGTTTCTAAAATAAACTGTATATGTAGTCGCTGATGTTGTGTTTGGAAAATCTAAAAATTGCATTGAACCATTAGTCCATCTTCCCATTGAGTCAGAACCTGTAGCAAATAGTTGCAGCTCTGATGACCCATTTAAATTTGTACTACCTCTATAAATTGTTGTGTAAGTATGAACATTGTTGTCATTTCCATATAACGGAGCATTTGTTTGTATATATATTTTACTAGTTGCTGATGATGGTGTGATTGTTACTGCAGAATTTGTTGCAACAAAAGAATTTGAAGTGGTACTGTTAGCCGCTGAATTTTTGTGAGTCACAACTTGCAACACAGTACCTGCAGGTAGTCCACTTGTCGCTAATCCATCACCAGTTATTTGAGTTAATGCCATCCGTTACTCCTATGCGTATGGACTGTCACCTAATGTGCTTGTATCCCAAGCAGCCTTGAGCTTTGCAATAGTGTCTGCGTCTGTGATTGCTTTCGCAGCAGGTGCATCTCTAAGTGCTTTCTTCTTTGCTACACTTGCAGATTGAGCAGAACTGTCTCCTGCTTCAAGTGCTTTCATATACACTACATCTTCTTCAGCAAGTAGAGGTGTTCTTACTTCTCTAATCTTGTTCTGAAAAATCTTTTTAGCTTCAGCTAAGTCCTCTGAAATAGTCTTACCTGATAATGTCCAAGCACCTCTGAAGTGCCTGTCTGATGGAACAGTTGCATCTGATGCAGATATAGTGTTACCATCCTTGTCTACGATGTTAGTTGTTGCCATTGGTATCTCCTTTTAAGCAGCTTCTTCGTTATGCGTGGTTAGTTCTTCATTAATCTTCCAAGCATTTCGCCACACTCTCGTGCTTGGTAACTGTGACTTAGTACAAATGACCATACGTGGCTTGTTGGCTTTGTCGTAGTTTTGCCATACGTGCTTTGGTAGGTCTTTCATAATAAGATATTCTATTGCTCTTTCTTCTGTCATAGCTTCAATAGGCTTTGTGTTATGCAACAAGTAACCTCTTGTATGTTTTACAAAGTCTGGCTTATCTTCATCCTTCTTGAGTTCCCAATAGGCTTCTACAGGGGGAAGTATGCCACCCTGCAATGCACAAGCCATCCAATTAGGGTCAGGGTGCGTTACTTTTGCAGGTTCATCAGGTGTCTCTGGGTCTTCCCATACAACACAATATTCTGTTCTGTAAGGCTCTAACTTTTCTTTTGCCCAACACAATCTATCCCAAAGATGTGTGCCTTGAAATTCTGGTGTTTCTATTGTCATGCTAAGTCTCCGTGTATAATCATAAGTGCAAAGTTAGCATCATTTGCTGTTGCAGCATGATGACAAAAAACCTCAAACGCACTTGTTGTCATTGCTCCAGCAAAGTCTGCACTTAAACCAGTATCGTCATTATAACCACTGCCATCTTTCATGATACCAGATACAACATAATCGTCATTATTCATATTATTAGAAAAGGCTACTTCACTTCTTCCTATACCATTGTCTGACACTCCACTAGAATTAAAACTATCTCTTACAGATTGACCTGTTTGGTCTATATTACTCCAAACCTTCCCACTACCATTAACAACATAATCTGTATCCAAAGACTTAGCTGTTCCACTTATCTGTCCACTTGTCTGTAATGTATCAAATGCTATTGTTCCGTTTGCCATTATGAAAGGTCTCCGTGTATTGATACAGTTAAATAAGAACCATCTTGTGCAAAATTACCACCTACATCATAAAGTCCAATTCTTACTTTTGATGATGTTTGCACAAAATTATCACTATCGTTACCTGCTACGTTATTAACATTACTTGCCATAGATGATGTTGCATGATGGGCACTCCCAAAATTTGTTGTAAAAGTTAAAAGAGATAAACCTGTTCCCTCATCACCATGAGAACTTAAATTAAAAGAATCACGAGTTGAATATGTAGACCCTTGTTCAAGATTTGCAAAAACTTTAGCCAATCCTTGCTGAATACTTGTCTGATTGCTACCTTCACCTCTAATAGTCATAGAGTTTGCACTTGCACTAACTACAGGTGTTGAGCCAATGGTTATGGTTGTTGCAGTGGACTTGCCTGTGATTGTGTCTAATATTACTGTACTCATGCTAAGTCTCCATGTACTGTAACACTTTTATTACAGTCTGTATTACCACCTACAATAGAATGTGTATGTACACCAGTTCTTGCAGTTGTAGGTGCTAGACTTGAATCTGTTCGTTGTTGTATTGTTATAACAGTTCCATCTAATTGTCCTGATGCAGACGTTGAAAAAAGTGCATTAACCATTGCTGAAGTAAATTGAAATGTTTCAACACCAGTTCCTTGATCTGTTACTGATGCCATGTTGTGACTGTCGCCAAGAGCAGGAGTACCTACACCAGTAGTTTTACACCAAGCCTTCGCCAACCCTTGTTGTAAGTTAGTAGTATTTGTTCCACCCTCTGCTACAACAGATATAGAAGATGCACTTGATACACCCTTTAACTTATCAATAGCTATCTCTGATGCACCACCACGAGTTAAATATGTGTCTACCTTAATTGTACTCACGATACCACCAACCTTCCACCACTATTGACAGTCAATGTAACACCACTATTTACAGTAAGTGTTCCAGTTACTTGTGCATTTTCTGTGGCAAGTATCGTTATGTTTGTATCTAACGCTTGTGCATTTGTTCTGAACATACCACCATTCTTGAAGTTACCCTTGAACTCACTTGTAGGTGTAATTGTTCCTGCAGCCAACTCAAGAAAGTACACAAAGATATTGTTTGTGCCACTTGAAGGTGCAGCCGAGAATGTTAATGTTGAGCCATCAGGTACAGTGTAAGCTGCACTATCTTGGACAACACCATCAACACTTACAAGTATCTCTTGTACTGAACCTATTGTTCTTCCAAGTGCAAAGGTTGTATCAGAACCATCACCATTAAATCTTACGACAGCAGGTGG